CTCTATTGGTTCGGTCTTGAAGAGGACGGGTTTGCTGCAACAACCCCGATAACCGCCTTGCCATTCATATCCCACATTGACAACCCCTACGCCCCGAATGTGGACCTCGCCTTCGGGCAACCAAGGTTGGTCTATTACAACGCCGTGAATGCCAGCGGCAACCCATACGCCTACACCAACAACAACCTCTACAACACCTACTGGCTCAACTACATAAACGAAACGGTCAGTCAAGAAGCCTTGCAGTTGGAACTCACGATGCTGCTATCCTCCGTGGACATCTACCAACTCGACTTCCGCAAGCCCGTCTATTACGGCGGCATCCGTTGGCGACTGCTGGAGATTCGGGACTACCTGGTCGGGCAGATGAAGCCCTGCCGAGTGACCCTGCGCCGCATACTGAACCTCTCCGACTTTGTTGCAACCACGACGACCCCGATTGCAAGCGACCCCGAATTACTATTCAACGGCCCGATTGACCCCGACCCTGTGGATCCAGGGTATGAACCACCTATAAACCCCGAACTCCCCTCTGAAGGATAACCATGGCAGATGTAACCAAAGAAATTGTACTTGAGGTTGGCCTCAAGGATTCCACCGCCGCTGGAACGACCAGCGCAAAGACCCGCCTGCGGGAACTGCAGAAGACCCTTGCGGACATGGCCCTTGCAGGCCAAGACGGGACGAAGGCATTCCGTGACATGGAACGGGAGGCGGGAAAACTGAAAGACCAAATCGGGGACACCCAGCAGCGGATTAAGAACCTCGCTTCGGATACCCGAACCATTGACACCTTCGTCGGGGCCATCCAAGGTATCACGGCGGGATTCCAAATCGCCCAAGGAGCAGCGGCACTATTTGGAGCGGAGGAAGAAGAACTGCAAAAGTCCTTGGTTAAGGTCCAAGCGGCGATGGCCCTCGCCAACGGGGTGCAACAGGTGGCCAACCTGCTGAACAAGGATTCCATCCTGATAACCCAAGGCCAAGCAGCGGCGCAGGCATTGTACGCCGTGGCGGTGGGAACCAGCACGGGAGCGATGAAAGCCTTCCGCATCGCCCTCCTTGCAACGGGTATCGGTGCGGCAGTTGCGGCGGTTGGTCTGCTTGTGGCGAAGTGGGATGAACTGACCGCAGCGGTCCGTCGGTTCTTGAACCTACCCGACCCCAAGCAACGGGCAGCGGAGCAGGCCATGGCCCTGCAACGGGAGGAAGCACAGTTGGAGCAGTATCGCCAAGCGTACAACAAGCACACCGACGGCCTTATCAAAAAACAAGAAGAAAGGAGGAAAAAAGAAGCCCAAATTATAGAACAAAGGAAAAAAGACGAACTGTCATATTTAGAATGGAAAAGAGAAACCGATAAACTTTTTTCGGAACTCGCTGAACAAAAAGCACAAACCGATGAGCAGAAAGAGATTGATAGGATGCGGAGAGAGGCAAAGCGTAGGCAAGATGAAGCAAAAAGAGAGATTGATACTGCAAACGCCAAAGCCGAAGAAATCAAGCGGATTGAGCAGGCCGTTGCTGACTTCAAGGAGCAGGCCACCTTTGATTCGCTTAATGCTATTAGCCAAACCCTCTCTGCATTCGGCAACGAGAATAAAGGCTTGGCCATTGCGGCCTTGGCCATTGAGAAAGGTTCGGCTATTGCCAATGTCATCATAAACCTTCAAAAAGAGATGTCTGCAAATGCGGCCTTGGCTTTTGCTAATCCAGCAAACGCCGTGACTGGGGGTGCAGTAGGTATCGCACAAACCAAAGCCCTCAACACGATGGCCAAGATTCGTGCAGGCTTGCGGATTGCAGCCATTACGGCGGCAGGCATTCAAGCGGGCAAGGCCATCACAAGCGGTGGCGATTCAGGCGGTGCGCCCTCACCTGCTGGACCGATGCCAACAGGAGCGGGTGGGGCTGCTGCTCCCCCCATCTTCGCAAACCCTAACACGACCGACCTATCATCCTTTGGGAACAGCCAAGGCCAAGGGATGCAACCCATGCGGGCCTATGTGGTTGAGCGGGACATCCAGCAGACGACCAGCAGGGTGCGCCGCTTGTCCGAATTTGCAACATTGGGCTAACCGCTACATATCCCACCATGGAACTTCCCGTGTACCGAATGACCGTGGACGAAGTGGACGAAGGCGTGCAATTCGTGGCCCTCGTTGATATGCCTGCGATTGAGAAACCCTTCCAAGCCTTCGCCAAGACCCCGCAGAGATTCGCTGAAACGGGAGAACGCAGGGTGCTGACGGGACCGCTCATGCTGGCCGATACTCCGATCTACCGCAAGGATGACACTTACGGGGAGTACTATGTCGTATTCGACAAGGCGACCATCCGCAAAATCGTGCAGAAGTACTTCAAGCAGGGAAACCAGCACAATGTGAACGCTTACCACAATGCCGAACTGGATGGCGTGTTCATGTTTGAATCCTACATCACCGACACCGAGCGGGGCGTAATGGCCCCCAAGGGCTACGAGGACACCCCCGACGGCTCATGGTTCGGGTCGTTCAAGGTCGAGAACGACGAAGTGTGGGAGAACCGCCACGCCTTCAAGGGTTTTTCGGTGGAGGGGCTCTTTGGCATGAAGAACACAGGCACGGAATTAGAGGTCGCACTTGCGGGCCTCGCAGACGATTTGACCAACTTTTTGCAACAATTACAACCTAACTACAAATCCCTTTAATCTATGAACCTGAAATCAGCCATTGACACTCTCCGCACCGAGTTGCGGAAGTTCACAACCCAAAAGCAAGCCTTTGCCGACTACAAGTTGGTGGACGGTACTGTTGTCCGAGTGGACGGCGACCTCGTTGCAGGTACTGCCGTCTATGTCATCACCGAGGACGAAACCCTGCCCGCTCCCGATGGTGAGCATCAAGTGGAAGGCGTTGGTGTCATCAAGACCGAAGGTGGCAAAATCGTTGAGGTCATCGCTGCCGAAGTAGCAACCCCCGAAATCGAAGCCTTTCGTTGTGGCGTACCCGTTGCTGCTGAAATCACCCCCGAAGTGGCCGTTGAGGTAACCGAAGAAATCAAAGAAGCCTATCCTGCCATGACCCCCGAAGTTGTGGAGGCCATCGTTGCCAAGCACCTCGGAGCCATCATGGACGAACTCAAGGCTGCCTATGCCGAGATGGGAAAGATGAAAGAGAAAATGTCTGCATTCGCATCGCAGGTTGAAACCATGGCCGACATCGTTGAGAAAGTCAGCGAACTCCCCTCCGAAGCCCCCAAGCCAACCGCATCCGCAATCGTGGAACAACGGAAGGCCGCTGCCCAGCAGAACTTCAATGCCCTCGCACAAGCAATCCAAACTCTTAAAAAATCCAATTAATCCTTAACCCCCTTAAAACAAAACCATGAGTTACTCATTCGTTTCCCCGCTGACTACTTACACCGAGCAGCAGCGTTTACCGCTCATCACTAAGGCCGTGTTCTCGGCCCGTTCCGCAGCCTTGTTCACCAAGCAGGTGGGCATCAAGTCGGCTGCCGCCCTCAACCTCATGGACACCGATGCAAATATCGCTGGTGGCGATGTATGCGGTTGGACCCCAACAGGCAACACGACCTTCACTCAACGGAATATCACCGTTGGCCGCATGAAAATTCAAGAGGCTCTTTGCCCTCGCTCGCTTGAACAGTACTGGATGCAGTCGCAGTTGACCGCTGGTTCTACCTACGACGGCGTACCATTTGAGCAAGCATTCTCCGAGCAGAAGGCTCTCCGCATCGCCGAAGCGTTGGAGAACGCTATCTGGCAGGGTAACTCCTACTTCAGCGGTGTCAACCAACTGCTGAACGCTGCATCGGGTTCTACCGTTCTTGCCAACGCTTCCGCCACCACTTGGAACCCAGTATCGGCTTCCGTTGGTATCACCACTTCCAATGTCATCAGCATCTTTGACAAGGTTTACAACGACATCCCGCAGGCCATCTTGACCCGTAATGACCTTGTAATCTTCTGCGGTTGGAACAACTTCCGCACCTTGATTGGAGCCTTCAAAGCCAACACAGGTGTTATGTATAACCAAGTGGATTTGCAGGGCCTTGCCGATGGCGACATCGTTTACCCAGGCACGAATGTCCGTGTCGTTGCAGTGCCAGGATTGCTTGGAACCAACCGCATCGTCTGCACCTACCTTGGCAACCTGTTCTACGGAACCGACTTGCTGAGCGACGAGGAGAACTTCTCCTTGTGGTACTCGCAGGACAACGATGAAGTCCGCTTCCAAGCCGCCTTCAAAGCAGGTGTGCAGTTCGCCTATCCCGACTTGATGGTTGACTTCCGCTTGGCCTAAGTGTAAGGGGGGAGGGAAACTGCCCCCCGTTATTTTGTTCCACCTTAAAATAAAATATACACTATGTCTTGCTCCCTAACTACGGGCTACGCCCTCGGATGCCGCAACTCGGTTGGCGGTATCAAAACAATCTTCGTGCAAACCTTCAACCCAACGGGAACGGTCGCCAATACGACTGGCTCCGTGTCGGGAACCCTTGCAGGTACTTGGTTTGAATACGATTTGACCAAAGCGACCTCCAGCATGACCGAAACGCTGAATGCGTCGGTTGAGAATGGAACGCTTTTCTACACGCCCGAACTGACCTTCACCATCAACAAGTTGCAGACCACCGTCCGCAATGAGTTGCGCCTGTTGGCCCAAAATCGGGTGTACGCAATCGTCCTTGACAACAACGACCGCTACTGGTTCCTCGGTGCGGCCAACGGCTTGGAAGTGTCTGCTGGAACCGCTGGAACAGGTACTGCATTTGGCGACAGGAGCGGATACGAGTTGACCCTTTCGGGCATGGAGCCTAATCCGATGCTGAATGTTTTGGTATCTCAATTCACGGTAGCGACCGCACAAATCAGCGGTTCGTAAACTATCTTTGACCTGCGGGTTCTCATACGCCCGCAATGGTTTAGTGGTCTGGGCCATCTCGCAAGGGGTGGCCCTTTTTTTTGTACCTTTGGGCATGAGAATTTGCATCGTTTACAACGCCCACCCGACGGGGTGCTCCTTCTACCGACTGGAGATGCCGAACGCCTACCTCGGTGACAACTACACCGAGTTCGATTATGTGTGTGTCGATAATATCGCCAATGTCAAAGACGAAGACCTAAAGACGGTCGATGTGTGGCTATTTAATCGCTTGTGGTGTCAAGGTACGCTGGAGCAAATTCGTAAGGTTTACGAGGCTCTGACGGCGTTTGGGGCGAAGGTAATCTTGGACCTCGACGACTACTGGGTACTGGAGAGCGGGCATATCATGTATCGGCACTACCTGTCCACCAAACTTGACGAGCAAATCCGTGAACACATCCGCTTGGCTGACCATGTGACCACCACCACCGAACACCTCGCCCAAAAGATACGCCTGCTCAACAAGGCCGTTACCATCCTACCAAACGAACCCTACGAAGCATATCAGCAGTACCTCCCCGACACGACTGCCGAACCCGAACCGCACCTGTTCAAGATTGGCTGGTTCGGCGGAGCGCAACACCAAGAGGACATTGCCCTCGTGGAGCATTCCTTTGGCCTGCTTGCCCACGACAAATCCCTTGACGGGAGATACAAAATCTACCTTGGCGGGTGGAACGACGGCAACCCCGTTTACGATGACTACGAGCGGATGCTTTCCTGCCGTGGGCTGAACAAGAACTACGGCCGCATCCAAGCGGCTGACATCTACTCCTATGTGGGCGGGTACAACTTCATCAACGCCACCATCGCACCCCTGCGTGATACCAAGTTCAACCGCCTCAAAAGCGAACTAAAGGTCGTGGAAGCGGGATGGATGGGCAAGGCTATCATCGCCTCGGAAACCATCCCATACACCGACATAATCGTCCACGGTCACAACGGGCTGCTGATGCCCTACGGCAAGAAAGACGCATGGTACAAGGCGGTGAGGAAGTTCGTAAACGATCCCGACTACGCTCGCTCCTTGGCCGTGCAGTTGTCCAAGGATGTCCGTGAACGCTTTG